TGGTACAGCCATTATGAGAGGATTGGTACAGGCTTCTCTTCAGAAAAGCACAACTTCTACCAATCTTCTTTATCAAAGTGCGTTCCTTGATACATCTCTACCTCTTCCAAGTAAAACCAATACTGTTTTGGGAGCAAAGGGTAATAACTGTCCTATTGTATGGGGAAATGATACCTCATCTTGGACAGTAACCGAAAATTCCACTACTGCTACTCATAGTGTTACCTACGCTACCACAACTCTTACCGCACAACCATATGTGTATGCCGTTCCTGTAAAAGCTGGTAGTCGTGGATGGTGCGCTCTGTATGCTTCACAGGCATCCAATAATGTTCTTATGTATGCAAATACAATAACGGGAGCAACAGGAAACGTAGTCGTAACAGGAACACCTACTGCTGTTACTCCACTCCCATCAGCAAATCTTGGTAATGGATGGTGGCTTATGCAGATGGCTTTCACACCATCCGCAGGAAACTGGTCTCCACTAACCTATGTTGCCTCAGCAAATGGAACAAATTCCTATGCTGGTGATAATGGAGCTTCTGGTGAGGCTATTAGTATTGGTAAGCCTATTCTGATGGCAGGAAACACCGCCCTTACATCAGCAGATTATGTCTATCCTCTTGGTATATCAGATTATCACAAGTATATCAATGCTGGAGCAGGAAACTATGTTATTGGATCAAACAGTAGTGTAGAGTTCTCTACTCCTTCTGTTACTCAAAGAGAGGCCCTAACCAGACGTAACTTCTCTCCTGCCTTTACACCAGCTACACAACTTGATAATATCAACTCAATTGTGAAAAATATGGGCGGATCGCCCCCACTATTCATGTATATCTACGACACAACAAAGGATACTGATGGTGGAGCATGGAGAAAGAAAGTTTCTCATACCACTTGGATGAACGAACAACTCAATTCTACTTATAGAGGTAAAAGAGCAGAGTTTCCCGAAGTTGCCCTGATTACTCTGAATAACTCATCAACTGGTATTGTGATATATGATCTTACTGATCCCACAACTCCTGTGTGGTTGTCCTTTAATACTCAAATTAGTCAATCTTTGATTTCTGGTAATGCCTCTTCCGCTTTCACTTTTATTCGGGCGATGAATGGATATATTTATCTTGGTCAAGGTGCGGGTATTTATTGTTTAGATTTTATTGGTGATAACTATGTCAGTTTTAATACTAATGTTAATAATATAGGAACCAGTGGTCTTGCTAAAAGAAATGGTCCTTATAATACTGCTTTTTCAAAATTTTTATCAGCATCAATAGCCCTTACAGCAGGAAAAGATGTTGCCCTAACTGTGGCTCCTCTTACACCAGCAAATCCATCAAGGTGTGACCTACCAAACCCAACGATAGCTGTTGCTTCAACAAATGGTCTGCTCATTATAAGATGGGATGGAACACCAATAAAAATAGGGACAGGAACTATCTATAATCAGGTTAGTTTTGATGGTAAAGGTAATCTATGGACTGCCGCTGCTGGAAACTTCTCTGGGTGGGTTCCTCCAAGTGTTTATCAAACTGTTGGATTTACAGTACCAGATACTCTATCATCCAAGTTTCCTGGTAATGGTCAAATTCTTGGAATAAGAGGATTAGGACCATACCGTTCTTGCCTAAGAGTGAATAATGGTATATCTATGATTACTGTTGATTCATCAAACCCTGATAGGTTCCTTGGAAACTATAAAACCAATACTTATGAAACTGGTTATTATCCTGTAAATTATTTGAGATTATCTTTGGCCGAATCCTTAGCAAATACCTCAAATCTTACTATTGGTGGTGTGGCTACAGATAGATCAATGGATAATCTAACAGTAAATGTTTATGGAAATGTTTCAAGAAAGATTGTGGCTCAAGGAACAGACATTGCTGGATATTCTGGTTTCTCTGAAAATGGAGATTACTTGGAAGTTCCTTATTATAGTAGTCTTGATTTCTCAAGTAATGACTTTACTGTTATGGCTTGGGTTGTTTCTAACACAGCATTTTCAAAGTCTGTTACTATTCTTGATAGATCAGGTCCTCTTGGTTCTGGTCCATATTATCGTATTTGGACAGACGCAACAGGAAAACCCTATGCTTCAATAAATAGTGGTTCTACTACTGCTACTGCTGGTTATGCATCATCATCTATACCAGCAGGACCAACACTACTTACAATGGTTCGTAGAAACTCGGTAAATAAACTTGAACTATTTACAAATGGACTTATGATTGCAAACGCAAGTTGTGCCACTGTTGGATCGTTGAATAATAACTTTGCCGGTCTTCGTATTGGTGTTACATCTGCTAATACATTACCTTGTAATACTGCTTCTATTGCTCTGGTTCGTGTTGCAAATACAAGTCTATCGGCAGATCAGATTACATACATCTACAATCAAGAGTTACCCCTATTCAGTCAGGGTGGTAAATGTTTACTTCCAAATAACTCACCAACTGCTATTTCTTATGATCCCGAGAATGATATTACTCTGGTTGGTACTGGTGGTGGAACATCAATATTGAAAAATCTTCAAGTTGTGGATGTAAAAAATGCTAATGTATCACAGGTTCTATCCTCTGATGCTGTAACAGCAGTTTCTACTTTGGGTGGAAATCGTGTTATTCTAACCTCACAGGACTTTTATGTTGAAACACCATCTTATCCTTTGAGAGGAGAACTTATTAGAGGAAAGCCAGTTGGAACATATAATCCAACTGTAGGTAGTGGAACTTATGTAACAATCGATGCTACTCCAACCGTGATTATGAATATTCCAATACCAGAAGGAAGATCAGGAGCCTTTGAGATTATGGTAAATGCTGTTCAGTATGGTGGAAATACTGCTGAACAAGATTTATTCACAGTTCAAGGGCATGTATCAAGAAATGTTAGTGGAGCAATTACTTCTAACTCAACAACTACAATACTTCATCAAGTAACAGGAACTACTGCCGCAACTGTAGGTGTAGATACAACAAGTCAGACACTCAAACTTACCGTAACAGGTATCGTATCTCCTTATCCATTAGTTTGGTCTTGGAGTTTTGAGTGGATTGATAGTGGATTACAATCAACAAGTCAAGGAAAATTCAATGGATATTGATGATATCACAGTACCTGGTTATGTAAATCAATGGTCTATTGTAGATGGAAAGCCTCGGTGTGTGGTCAATCCCATTGAAGATACCAATGAGAATGTTATCTCGGTCCTTCAAAAAAATCAGGCTATTCGTTCCTATTATAATGATATGGAAGTCTATATGAATGAATATCAGAATAGTGAGGAACCGAATAATATAGTCAATAATACACCAGCAAGTGTAGTTTCTCTATATAAGTACTACAATGGAAACACTGATCCCGTTATTGTTTCTACTGTTGAAGCCGAAGTAAATGTTCGTTCTCAACTACCATTAGAAACTGATCCAAGACCAGTTCCTCCTGTTATTCCTATGTGGAGAGCTAAAGTAGTTCTTCAAAAGTCTGGTCTATTGGATACAGCCAATGGTATTGTTGATCAAAAGAATGATCCTGTTCTAACATCTTTTTGGGAATACGCACCAGAGATTTATAGAAACTCTCCTACTCTAAAACAGATGGCTGTGACTATTGGTCTATCAGAAACTCAGTTGGATGATCTATTCAGACAAGCTAACAGTTTTACTATCTAATCATAAACAGGAATAGTATAAATGTCCCAATCAAAACCAGCAAACAGAGAAGAGTTCAAGGAGTTTATTCTAAGACAACTTGGACACCCTGTTATCAAGGTCAATGTGGATGAAACCCAGATTGATGATGCTGTGGATAATGCCTTACAGTATTTTCAAGAGTTTCATTTTGATGGGACCGAAAGAGTATATCTAAAGCACCAAATAACAGATGATGATAAGGCAAACAACTATGTAACAGTATCCGATTCTGTTCTTGGTATTACTCGTATCTTTCCTGTTGGTGGTAACAATCAGGGTATGGGTATGTTTGATCTAAGGTATCAACTAAGATTGAATGACCTTTGGGACTTGTCTTCTACTTCTATGACCAACTATTCTATTACAATGTCCCACCTAAGAACCATTGATTTGTTGTTCTCAGGAGAAACACCTATTGATTTCAATAAGAAAACCAATAAGTTATACCTTCATTGGGATTGGAACAATGATATTCAATCTGGTGAATGGATTATCATTGATGGATGGGCCGTTGTTGACCCAGATACCTATACCAAAGTTTGGAATGATAGGTTTTCAAAAAATTGGGTGCTGCCTATCTAAAGAAAGTTTGGGGATCAAATATGAAGAAGTATCAGGGTATGCCCCTACCTGGTGGATTAGTTATGAATGGTCAGCAGATTTTTGATGAAGCTGTAGAAGAGATAGATAAGTTGGAACTTCTTATTAGATCAACTTATGAACGACCACCCGAAGCCATACTCATTGGATAAAGGATAACAACCATTCCTGTAAGTAAATATTTTCAATACTTTCCAAACGGTCCAAGAGTAGATAATGAATATCATCTCCTTGAAGATTTGACCGAAGAAAGTATTCAACTATCTGGTCATAACTGTTACTTCATTCCCAGGGAATCCTTTGATCCTGGGGATATGATTTATGGTGAGTATGCCAAATCCAAGTATGAAAAGGCTTATCTGATTGAGTGTTATCTAACCAATGTAAAAGAGTTTGAGGGAGAGAAAGACTTCTTCTCCAAGTTCGGATTGGAAATCAAGGAATCGTCTAATCTTATTCTAGCAAGACGAACTTTTATGAAAATAGTTCCAACTGATGTAAGAGCGAGACCATTGGAAGGAGACCTAATCTACGTTCCTGTATTCAGACGTATGTTGGAAATCAAGTTCATTGAAGAAGAATCAGAACAGTTTGCTCTTGGTAAAAGAATGCCTTACACATACAATATGAGGTGTGAGTTGTTTAGATACACCCACGAACCAATAACAACTGGTAATGAAGCTATTGATAATGTTATGATGGAAAATACCTATACTCTCAATCTTCATATGAAGAATGGTTCCAATAGTTATTATGTAAGTGAGACTGTTTATCAGGGAGACAACTTGGAGTTCTCTACTGCTACTGCTATTGTAAAAGAATGGGATAGTGCCAACTCAGAACTACTTGTTGTAAATATTGTTGGTGAGTTCCTACAAAATCATACAGTTATTGGTTCTCAGTCAAATACTATCTATACCATAGAAGAATACAATAAGAAACAAGATCATACAGATTATGATATGTATGATAACTTTGACCTTTACGATCAGGCTAATGTTAGTCTTGTAACCACAGAAACCAATCCATTAGGGACTATCTGATACGAAAAAGATTTAGGAGAGACTACAATTTTAGGTAATAAAGCATTTTACCATAGCCTAACTCGTAAATCTGTAATCATTTTCGGTAGGATTTTCGATGGTTTTGAGATAATTCGACGCACCTCTGATACCAATGAGGAAACTGGTCGATTTATCGTGCCTGTGATATATTCCCCCAAAGAAAAGATGATAACCCGTGTGTTCTCGGATGATGCCCTGAGAAGACAGGTCCAATCCATATTGCCCAGAATGGGATTTGAAATAACTTCTATCTCTTATGATCCATCAAGGAAACAAAACTCTCTACTTAGATCGGCAAGAGCCAATACATTTACTCATACAACATCTTCCTATATGGGTGTTCCTTATGATATCAAGTTTCGGCTGAATATCTATTCTCGTAACAATGATGATGGTAATCATATTGTAGAACAGATTTTACCATTATTCACCCCTGATTTCACCGTTACGACCGATATGGTACCTGATGTTGATATCATAAAAGACATTCCCATTATACTCGAATCCGTTTCTCCCTCTATTGAGTATGAGGGTAACTATGATGCCGTTAGGTATGTTACCTGGACCTTAGACTTTACTATGAAGATGTATTACTATGGACCAATAGTTTATCCCAAGATTATTAGAACTGTCTATGCCAATATCTACAATGACCCATCTCTAAAAACTGGATACATTACTCGTATCAATGGAAGTCATGCTAATGGAACTTTCAAGGTGGAAGATTTTGTTTATCAGGGCCAGTCATTTTCAACAGCCAATGCTACTGGTATTGTTCTAAACTATGATAGTATCAATACTAAGTTGATGTTAGGTGCTGTTCAAGGAAGCTTCAAAGTAGGACAACAGATACACTCTGTTTCTACTGGTGGTGTTATGACTATCAGTGGATTTGATGAGGGTCCATTACTCCTTGCTGGTATGAAGATAACACCCTTTCCAGTTTATGCTCAACCAATGGATGACTATGGGTATTCTATTAGTCTTATTGAGTTCCCTGAGACTGCCAATGATTATCCTCTACTCGTTACAGCGGATTCCACTAAATACTCACTAGATGACGAAAAACTAACAATGGATACTGTAGAATGAGCCGAAAAATAATAAACATTGGTAATTCACCCAATGATCATAAAGGCGATACGCTACGACAAGCTTTTTCTAATGTAAATGCTAACTTTGATGAACTGTATGATGTCGCCCTCGTTCAGGCCAATACTGCCTATGATCAATCCAATATTGCCTATGAGATGGCTAATTCTGCTTATAACTATGCTAATACATTAGGGATTGATAGTTTTACCTATGCTAATACTATTGGGTATGCCTCTAATAACTATTCCAATACAGTTGGGGCAGCAGGAAACTCTTACACTGTTAGAGTAGGTGCTGCCTCTAATACCTATGCCAATATGATTGGTACTGCTGGTAACTCCTATACTAATACAGTTGGAACGGCGGGAAACAACTATACAATAACAGTAGGTGCCGCATCCAATAACTATGCTAATCTTACATTCTTCACTAAATCAAATGGTATTTCATCATTCAATCAGGCTAATTCTGCTTATGATAGAGCCAATACTGCCTATGACCACGCCAATGCCGCCTATAATAAAGCGAATAACTCAACAGTAACAGTTGATTTAGGTCCACCCTTCAATCAGGCTAATGCTGCTTATGATAAGGCCAATTCTGCCAATGTATTAGCCTTTGACGCATTACCAAAAACTGGTGGTACCATTTCTGGTGATCTGATTGTATCAGGTAACGTCACAGTATCAGGTAATGTTACATATGCCAATACCCAGACATTACTTATTGGCGACAATATCATTACTCTAAACGCCGATCTACCGATTGATGTTACCCCCTCCGAAAATGCTGGTATTGAAGTCAATAGAGGAAACCTATCAAATGTATTCTTTATATGGGATGAAACTATTGATAAGTGGGTTTTCACAGAAGGTGATATTCAGTATGTTGTAGTTTCAAATACAAGCCTTGAGGCAGTAAATAACTATATCGTATCTGTAGGGACAGCAGGAAACAACTATACCAATACAGTTGGTGCCGCTGGAAACTCTTATACCAATAGAGTTGGAACGGCTGGAAACAACTATACTAATAGAGTAGGTGATGCTTCTAATGGTGTTGCTGTTTTGGTGAGTGCCGCATCCAATAACTATACCAATACAGTTGGTGCCGCTGGGAACTCCTATACAGTATTGGTAGGTGGTGCCTCTAATACATATGCCGAAACTATTGGAAACGCCTCTAATAACTATGCCAATCTTACCTTCTTTACCAAATCAAACGGTGAGGCTTCATTTGGTCAGGCTAATACCGCTTATGATAGAGCTAACACAGCCTTCAATCAGGCCAATGCTGCCTATAATAAAGCCAATAACGCAACAGTTGATCTAACTCCTGTTTATGTTTATGCTAACTCCTCATTCACAACTATTGCTAATGGAGTGGCTGCCTTTTCTGCCGCTAATAATGCGTCTAATATATCAAACTCTTATGCTGTTACTGTAGGGGCAGCTGGTAATACTTATGCTGTTACTGTAGGGGCAGCTGGTAATACTTACACTAATACAGTAGGGGCAGCTGGTAATACGTATACTAACACTGTTGGAGCGGCAGGAAACAACTATGCCAACTCTTCCTTTACAACTATTGCTAATGGAGTAGCCGCTTTCATTCAAGCTAATGATGCCTATAACGCAGCCAATAGTTATTTCAATTTTTATTTAAAAGATATTCTTTTTTCGTAACGGAGACATAAATGTTACTTTTATCCAATACAGCTTCAGATAGACTACAGATAATTACTTCTAACACAAGTAATATTGAACTTTTTGTATCATGGGTAGATTCCAATACTAATAGTGGAACAATAACCCTTGGTCGGTATTGTCCTTCTGTTATAAACACGGCAGGAACATTTGCTCTTGCCAATACTCCAAATACCTATGTTGATAGAGTTATAAAAAGTATTATCATTATGAATGATGATACAGCAAACACTAATCAGATTCAGATTCAACATTTGGATAGTGATGGTGATTTGACGACCTTTTGGAATGGTAATCTTGGTCGTAAAGAATCCGTTCAATATTCGGATAAAGAAGGATTCACAAGATATAACTCATCTGGTTCAGAAACTATACAATCCAGTGGTGGTCCTGTTGATGTACAGGAGTTTAATACTTATGGATCATTCACATGGACTAAACCAACTGTTTTTACACCATCTGTTGTTCTAATAAGATTATGGGGCGCTGGTGGAGGTGGTGGAGGTGGTTCATCCAACTCTGCGGCCATTTCAACCCACGGTGGTTCTGGTGGTGGCGGTGGAGCCTGTGCTGAAATGTATGTGAAATCTTCTGATCTAACATCTACTGTAACTGTAACTGTTGGTCAAGGTGGGGGCGCTGGTGCCGCTGGTAATACTGGCGTTGCTGGTGGTTCTGGTGGTAATGGTGGTAATACCTCTTTTGGTACATACCTTACTGCTTATGGTGGTGGGGCTGGTGTAGGTGGGGCTGTTGCTGCTACTATTTCTTCTGGTGGTTCTGGTGGTGGTACTGGTTCATCTGGTATAACTGGTTCTAATGCTGCGGCTGCTGGTGGATTTCCAGGAACTCCAGTTTCTACAGGAGTTTCGGGTGGAACAGGTTCTTCAAGCGCAACCACACAGGTTTCTGCTGGTGTTGGAACATGTTCTGCCGAATATGGTGGCGCGGCTGGTGGTGGTCAATCTGCTAACCCTTCTGCAACTGGTTCTGTTGGTGGAAGCTCCCTATTTGGTGGTGGAGGTGGTGGGCATGGTGGTACTCACTCTGCTGTTCCTGCCGCACAAGTTGCTGGTGAAGGTGGATCATCAGGTAAAATACTATCGGGTGGTGGTGGAGCCGCAGGAACCTCTGGTGCTTCACCAACTAATGGTGCTAATGGTGCCAATGGAACAAGCACTACAGGAGGATTTGGTGGAGGAGGTGGTGGATCATCCGTGACTTCATCCGTTGTTGCTGGTTCTGGTGGTACTGGCGGTCTTGGTGGTGGAGGCGGCGGGGGTGGCGGCGCTGGATACAATCCCGGTTCTGGTGGCGCTGGTGGTGTTGGTGGTCACGGTAAAGCCGTCATTATTAGTTGGTAATATCATAAATAAACAGAGGTATAAAAAAATACGTATAAATGAATATAAAATCATACTATCACAGTCTCACTCGTAAATCGGTTATTATATTTGGTCGTATCTTTGATGATATTGAAATCATTAGAAAGGCGTCAGATACCGAAGAAGAGACTGGCAGATTTGTTGTTCCTATCATATACTCTCCCAAAGAGAGAATGATAACTCGTATTCTATCAGACCCAGATTTACAAAGACAAGTTCAATCTATTCTCCCCCGAATGGGATTTGAGATAACAAGTATAAACTATGATGCTTCTCGTAAGCAGAACTCTCTATTGAGGGCAGCAAGGGCCAATACAACTACCCACGTAACTGCCTCATATATGGGTGTTCCTTATGATATCAAGTTTCAACTAAACATTTATGCCAGAAATATTGATGATGGAAACTACATTGTAGAGCAGATTTTACCATTCTTTGGACCAGATTTTACCGTTACAACCGATATGGTCCCTGATGTTGATATTATCAAAGACATTCCTATCATACTGGATTCGGTTGATAATAACATTCAGTATGAAGGAGATTCGGATTCTATTAGATTAGTCAACTGGACCTTAGAGTTTACTATGAAGATGTGGTTTTATGGACCGATCATCTATCCTAAGATTATTCGTACTGTTTATGCTAATATCTACAATGACCCATCTTTGAAAACAGGATACATTACTCGTATCAATGGTAGTAATGTAGAGGGAACCTTTAGATTATATGATTCTGTTTATCAGGGTGAAACTTATGAAACGGCTAATGCTACTGGTATTGTTCTAAACTTTGATTCCAATAAGAGTAAGTTGATGTTGGGATCGGTTCAAGGTGGATTCAAAGTCGGTCAGATGGTTCATGCTGTTTCTACAGGGGGTGTTATGACCATTAGTGGATTTGATGAAGGTCCATTACTATTGGCTGGTATCAGAATAACCCCTGATCCTTATGATGCCCAACCAACAGATGACTATGGATATACAGTAAATATCGTTGAGTTTCCACAGACTTCTAATGATTATCCTATTCTTGTTGGTCCAAATGGTGGTGCGTTCACAGCAGACATAAATACCTATACTATTGATACAGTAAAAATAACATCAGATTCGTAAGAGGAATATGTAATGACGATCCAAAAAGTTAATCTTGGAGTTCACCCTAATGATGGTCTTGGTGATCCGATTCGTAATGCCTTTGATAAGATTAACGATAACTTTGATGAAATCGGTGGGTTAGTCAATGTCGCTGTTGATGCGGCCAATACTTCAGCAATGTATGCCAATATGGCTAACGATCTTTATGTTACTTCTGTTGGAGAGGCAGCCAACATTGCTGCTGGAATATCCGCAAATCTTGTTATAGGTCAAACCTACGATATAGCAAATTCCACGATAAAAACTGCCTCTGATACAGCTAATGCGTCAATGAAGACGGCATCAGATAGTGCTAATGCGTCAATGAAGACGGCATCAGATGCTGCTAATAGTTCTATTGATACTGTAACTTTCTATAA